TTCAAACAAGACAAATTGATGGACAAAAATTTACAATCACTTTGGACTACGCACCAATGACTAGATCAAACTTTGCACCAATCAAAGCATTTCTTATGAAACAAAGATCAAGATTAAATACCTTTACTGTTATTCCACCTGTTGTTTCAAATGCACAAGGAGTTGCTACAGGAACTATAAGTGTTGATGGTGCTATATCTTCTGGTGCTACTACTTGCACAATAGATGGAATGACAACAGATACAAATGGAATATTAAAAGCTGGAGATTATTTTAGATTTTCTGGTCAAAATAAAGTTTATATGGCAGTTGAAGATTTAGATGCAGATGGCACAGGTTCTGGCACACTTACATTTGAACCACCACTTAGAGCAGATGTTTCAGATGATGCTACATTAGTTTATGATAATGTTGATTTTACTGTAAGACTTAAAAATGATATTCAAGAATATTCTATTGTTACTGATAATCTTTACAAATATCAGATTGATTTAATAGAAAATTTATAATGACAAAATACTTGGTAAAACATTGGGTCAGTGCTGACTTTATAGCAGAAAAAGTTGTTGATGAATCTCAAATAGATCAAGTTAAAAATGATTTAAAACAAAATACTATTCCAGATGGAAGTTTTAGTTTTGTTATGATAAAAGGTACGGAGAAAATAGAACGAACAACATACGAGAAATATGACGAGAAACTTAACTACAGCAATAAAGAATGAACTTGAAACAGATAGCTTACAACCTATTAATCTCGTTTATATCAATGTAGGCATAGGATATAGATTTACCGATCATTATAAAGATGTAACTTATGATGGAAATACTTATACAGCATCATCATTATTTACTAAATTAACAAGTGTTAAAGAATCTTCTGAAGTAGAAGTTAGTAATATAACACTATCATTTTCTGGTGCAGATCAAACAATAATATCTTTATTTTTATCTAATCAATATATGGAAAAAGAAGCTGAAGTTTATAAAGGCTTTTTAGACAGTAGCGAACAAGTTATTGCTGACCCATTTCTTTTATTTAAAGGCAGAATAGAATCTTTTAGTATTGATGAAAGTATAAACCAATCTAATGCTAATATTGTAGTTGCATCTCATTGGTCAGATTTTAGTAAAATAGAGGGTAGAAAAACAAACACAGGTTCACAACAATTACACTTTGCAAATGATTTAGGCTTTGAATTTGCATCACAAACAGTTCAAGATATTAAATGGGGTAGATCATAATGCAAGATGTAATTAATTTATTTAATCAATTTGATCGTTATAAAGGTAAAGAACTAACTGATTATTTAAAGCCATCAATTAAACTTAATCAATATAAAAAGTTTTATGATAATAATGAATTAGTTGGCTTTGTGAATTGGGCTTACATACATGATCTTGTAGAAAAAAGATTTAAACAAACAGGTAAGATTAAATCTAGCGAGTGGAACTCTGGTAATAATTTATGGTTAATAGAAATTGTATCTATCAAAAATACATTTAAAATGATGCGTTGGGTTTATAATTATTTTAGAAAACAATTAAAAGTTGATCATTCTATAAATTGGTTAAGAGTAGATCAAGATATTTATAGAGTAGGTCAAAAGTTTAAAAGGAGTTTTCACTAATGGGTGGTGTAGTAGAATCAATAGTAAATGTTGTAACAAGTTTTATTGGGTGGCTTATACCTGTTCCTGATATTCCTGATTTTGAAACACCCGAAGAAGAAAAAGGTGTATTAATTAATAAGCAATCAAACAACGCACAAATCCCTGTAGTATATGGAAGAAGACAGGTAGGAATTACCAGAGTATTTATAGAAACTTCAGGCTCAGATAATAAATACTTATACATGGCTTGTGTAGTTTCAGAGGGAGAAATAGAAGAAATAGAAGAAATATTTATTGATGATAAAAAAGTTATTTTTGATGGCGACTTAGATCATGGTGTTACAAGAAATGTATCTGGTGGAGATGCTAATTTTTATAAAGGTAGATCATATATTCAAGCACAAGCATTTTATGGTAAAGACGATCAAGTAGCATCTTCTATTTTAACTAACTCTACTAATTGGACATCTAACCATAGATTAAGAGGTGTGTGTTATGTTGCTTTTAGATTTGAATGGAATCAAGATATATTTAGTTCAATCCCACAAGTTAAAGTTACCTTAGAGGGTAAAAAGGTATATGACCCAAGAGATGACACTACTAAATACACACCAAACTCTGCATTAGTATTATTAGACTATTTAAGAAATACTAGATACGGAAAAGGATTACCTGATAGTGCATTTGAATCTGACTTTGCATCTTTTAAAACTTCTGCTAATGAATGTGAAGAAGAAATTGTACCAAGAACAGAAACTTTTACACCTATTGCTGGATTAAAAAGACAAGATTTTAATGGCTATTATGGTGATAACCCAAGATTCTTTTTAAATAGATTTCCAACATCAGAAAGTACATTAACAAGCATTAGTGGTATCACTACAGGAGAATATACATCTGATAGATATTTTGGATATATAAATCCAACATCAACAGCAACTTATAACTTTCAAACAACATCAGATGATAGTTCAAGAGTTTATATTGGAGATAATGGTCAAACTGTTGATAGTTTATTTAAAGAAGTAGAAGCTAATAGAGGTTCTAACTTAGTAGTTAATAATGGTGGTTGGCATGGTTCACAAACAAGATCAGGAAGTAAAAGTTTAACAAGTGGTGGTCAATATCCAATTATTATTTATTATGGTAATGCACCAACAAATACAACCATGACTTTTAGATGGAGAGTAAGTGGTGGAAGTTACAGCACAGATTTATCAGGAATATTTACTAATGGAGAATATATAACTGATGTAGTTCCAGCGATAATTAAATTTGAATCCAATGCTGTAATAGATACTGACCAAAAAGTAATTGAGAATGTTAAAAAACTTCTTAATCCAATGCGATCACTATTTACTTACAATGATGGTGTTTATAAACTTAAAATAGAGGGTACAGGCACAGCAGTTAAAACAATAACGGCAGATCATGTTGTAGGTGGTGCTAAAGTTTTAGGAGAAAGAAAAAATAATAAATACAATCGTGTTATTGGTACATATGTCAATCCATTTAAGAACTGGCAAAATGATACTGTATCGTTTCCACCAGCAGATGATACTAATGTAGAATCAGCATTTAAGCATTTAACAATGTTAGCAGAAGATAATGGAACTTTATTAGAGGGTAACTTTCAATTTCCTAATGTAACTTCTCAATATGGTGCAGAGGCTTTATGTGAAGTCATTTTAAGAAGATCAAGAAATCAATTACAAATACAATTAACATTAACATCAGAATTTTTAGAATTAGAAATTGGAGATATAGTTGCAATCACATATCCAAGTGGTGGGTTTGATGCTAAACCTTTTAGAGTATTAGGATTAGAAATAAATGAAGACTTAACTGTAAATGTTCAATTATTCGAACACCAAGATAACTTTTATACATTTAATGAAAAGAATCCTATACCAACTATTGCAGATACTATTTTACCGAATCCAAACACAGTACAAGCACCATCTATTGATTCAGTATCAGATGAAATTATCGAACTATTTGATGGTTCAGTTGTATCTAAATTAGTTGTTAATTTATCAAACACAGATTCATTCGCAGATGAATTTGAAGTTCAATACAAAGAATCAACTGCAACAGATTATAGATTAATGCGTAGAGGTTCTAATACTATTATAGAAAAATATCCTGTTAAAGAGGGTGTCATTTATGATATTAGAGCTAGAACGATAAACTCTTTAGGTGTTAGATCAGCTTTCACAAGTACACAACACGAAGTCATAACTGCATTTGACCCACCTGATACTGTTCAAAATTATTCAATAGATGTTGTTGGAGATAAACTTCATCATACCTTTGATGCTGTAACAAACTTAGATTTAGATTTTTATGAGATAAGATTTACTTCTAATACATCTGAAACTATTTATGCAAATACTACTGTACTCGTTCCAAGAATTGCAAGACCAGCAACTTCTGTAGTAACTCCATTTGTAGGTACTGGAAAATATTTTATAAAAGCTGTAGATAAATTTGGTGTAAGATCAGCAACTGCA